CATCAGGGTAATGTAGCCTTCGCCGTAGGACACCTGATTCTCGCAGGCCGTGTCGTATGCCACGTCAGCGTCAGAGATGTACTCAATGTGGCGGATCATGCCGTTGAAAATGTCGGCCACTTCCACATCAGCGTTGTCATCGACTGGGATGACTTTAGCGCCTGGGCGATTCTGACGCATGTCATTCGTCACTTGACGAACGTGTTGCGGCAGTTTGTTGATTGTCAGAGTCGGGCGTGCGTTGATCGTTTGACCCTGCACCGCACCGCGAGTGGCCAAAACGTCAGCAGGCCACTGCCAGTGGTTGTCGGGTGAGCCTGCGTAGAAGCGCAGATCGTCAATTTCATCCTCACGGCTTTCAGCCAGTGCAGAGACAGCCATGTCCAGTCGCGCACGGGCGACTGTCAATATGTCTGAATCACTCTTTGCAGGCTTACCGCCAGCAGCCACATTAGCGGCTGCGACTATTCCGGTTGGATCATTCATTCCAAAACCCCTAAAATATGAGGCTCACGCATGACGACATACATCTTGCCGTCTTGCTTAAATTCTTGCCCTACGCCAAAGTATACATGGTCACCAACCTTGATGTCCAAACATTTTGGGCCAACAGCAACGGCAATTCCAGTTTCAGTCTGTGAATTCTGGGGCAAAACAAACAAGGGATGCTTCTCAACATCGCGCTCAATGATGATGCAGTCTTGCAGTGCTTTCATTTTTTCTTCATGGGTGTAGGTTTAGCGGCACGCTTGACAGCATAGGCGATGGCCACGCTTTGGGCCACTGGTTTACCTGACTTTATCTCGGCCTTTACGTTCTTACGAAAAGCCTCTTTACTGGCGGATTTGACGAGTGGCATATTAAGTCTCCGTGTGGAAAATAGCGTAGTTCAAATGAATGGCTTCGCTGTACGCATTGTTGGTCACGTTCTTGATTTCTACCGTGAACGAGCCATTGCTGACAGCCACAATGAACACGTTGTACGCACCCAATGTACCGCCAGAGGCCACGCTGATCACCACCACATCTTTGGTGCTGACAGTACTGCAATTGACCACAAACACCGCATTAGCGCTAGGGGCCATCTGAGCGTTGGCCGTAATGATCTGGCCAGAAGGTGTGTTGATCGTGACCGCTGTGGTCTTGTTGTTAGTCTGGGTTACGGTGTCGTAAGCGCCAGCCGCATAGCCAATTGTGCCAGTGGTGGCAATGTTGGTGGCCTGAACAATATCCGCGCCAATGATGTTTTGGTCTTCGTATGCAACGCCAATTGGCTTAGTATTTGCCATGATTATTTCTTCTTCGCAGTTTTTGCCGACTCTTTAAAGTCTTTGGCGGTGGGGGCGTTTTTACTGCCAGGCTTGTTCATCTTCTCGCCAGAGCCAGCTTTGATGCGTGCTTGTTTGGCGTGAATGTTGGCATAGAGTCCAGGTTTAGTGGCCATGATTTAACACTTCCATCGTTTAAGAGCTGCTTTAGCGCGTTCGCCGTCCTTGGCGTTGGCCGCTACGGCGCCCATTCTTGCACAAAATGAATCCTTGCGGCCCTGATCTGCCTTGGTTTTGGGGTTCGGTGCTGGCGCTTTGAGGTTGGAGCCAGTTTCTCGATTGTACTTCTCGCGCCCTTTGGCGGTCAAGCCAGCACCTTTGCTGACTGGCAACTTTTCGCCACGGCCAACGCTGAGAGAAACATTCTTTTTTGTAGCCATCTAACTTCCCATCCATGAAGTTGCAACTGCCGTGCGGTCAGAATATGCGCGGGTTCTTTCCTTCGCAGTATATTCCCTATGAGCCACAGGAAACGCAAACGTCACGCATATTGCATCAGCTGCGTCAGGAGATGCCAGGCCACGGGCCTTCATGTCCTTCTTTGACTCCAAAAATATAGTGCCCCTCGAATCTGGCTTGATCATAGGCGAAACCAAATCAGTTTTCAAGAACCTATCTTTAGGAATGCTTGCGCTTCTGAGCCATTCCTTCATTTTTCCCCACATTTCGGCCCTTTTATTGCCATACATGATCGGATTTGCCGATTTATTGCCAAAGTTGACACCTTTGATTTTGTACCTTTGTTCCTTCAAACGGTCAACAATGCCCGCCCCAAGACCACCTTCGTCAATCACCACCAATGCAGGGCTAAATTCCTCGATGGCCTCAATGATGTGGCCAACCACCGTCATGGTGTCATCACCTCGATGCCGGTCAATCCTCACAATGTCGCGCCCTTGGCGCACTGCAATCACCGTGGCGTCAGCGCCAAACCGTGCAGGATCAACGCCAATGATGATTGGCGCCGTCTGATCCTTGTACTTAGGCCGTGCCATTGCCTCATCCACAATGTCTGCCGGTATAAACTGGTCATCACCCTCAGACGGGAACATGCCATATACCTCGACATGGGCTTGTGAGCTATCAGGGCCGTATTCGTCAATGATGTTCTGATACACCGCTTTGTCAGTGCCTTCTACGGTGCGTGCGTCCACCACCTTGTTACTCCAGAAGTCGCGCTTGGAGTTAAAGCACTCATAAAAATAACCAGTGTTGCGGCGTGGATTGGAAAAAGCCAGCCAAAGGCGGTTCGGTGTGTTCTCCGTAAAGAAACCAGCCGTCACAGCCCAGATCGAGTCATCGATACCGCTGGCCTCGTCAAAAATCACCATCACACCATCAAAGTTGTGGACACCAGCGTAAGCATCTGGGTTCTCTGCTGACCACAGGCGGCCCTCAACAGCCCAATACCGTGTGCCTTTTTTCAGGTCTTTCTCAACCAGTTCAGTCAGCCATGCCGCAGGCGTGATCTTGGTGGCTGCCACTTCAAACCAGTGGCTGTTAATGCTCATGGCCAACCACTTTGTGATCTCGGCCCATGTAACTGCACGCAGCTGTGCTTCGCTGTTGGCCGAAATGATCGTTGTCGAGCCTATGCGTGTCGATAGCATCCAGATGGTAAGCCAGCTGACTAAGGCTGACTTGCCGATACCACGGCCAGAACTGACGGCACTGCGCAAAGTGTTGAAGTCTACTTTGCCCTGGTTGTTTTTGATGTGCTGGGTAATTTCTCTTAGGACTTCGCGCTGCCACTTGCGGGGGCCTTTGAAGTTTTGAAGGGGTGTATTTTCCTGACCCCAAGGGAAAGCAAACAGCACAAACGCCTCTGGGTCATCGGCAATGGCCGGCGTCCACAGCGTGGCCATCAACTCTTGTTCGTCTTCGGGCTTGTAGATTGTGGTTTGCATTTATCTAGCTATCTGATAGAATCGGGGTATGACATTATCACCCATCGTCAATACCGACATCAAGATGCCAGCCAAAATGCTCAATGCACTTGGCCTGCATGAAACGCGCTGTGTTGTTACCGGCGTAAGCGAAGTCACCGAAGAATCAGTCAAAGCATTTCTGTCTGATCGATACGGTGAAGATTTTGCCAGCACTTTTGATCCAAAGTTCTTGTTCAATAGCCAAGGCTCTTGAGTAGCTCATTGCTGATCACGCCAGAGTAAGGCTTCATCTGCATTGCCCTTAAATCTGATGGCCTTGGGTTTCTTGGGTCTGGAATGCCTCGCGCCTTAACCACTTCGGGCAACAATTCAAAAATGTTAAGGTCTTCAGCCAGTGTGCCAATGCCTTTGCCCTGCACACCGCCTGGGTACGCTGGGTGGCTCGATTTAACCAATGGACTGCCTGCAAATATCTCACCCACATTCTGAATGCCACCTTCTTGCGCGGCCAATTGCGCAGGGTCAGACACCGCCAACCTTGCGCTGCCAATGTTCAAGCCACCTTCATTGCGGAAGTCCCTGTCCATCATTGCCTTGATGGCCTTGCGCGTCTTGTCCGGCGCATCCCTAAACTGCTGAACACTTGCCGGATCAGACACACCAGACCAAGTAGGAATAAATTTCTTAATCGATCTGTCTAATTGTTTTTTCTGCGTCTTGCCCATGGCAGCATCAGCGTAAGCCAACATTGTCTCACCAGTAAATTGAGCAAAGTCACCGCCAGTTGGCGCCATGCGGTAAGGCAAATAAATTGGGTCTTGACCCGTAGCCTGCTTAATTTCATTGGCATACTTCACCAAAGCATTTGCAGGCGTCTTGCCAGATGACCAAACTAAGCCAGGATTGTTGAACATGTAATCCTGACCACCTAAAAACTCAACAGGGCGGTTAAATTGCACATTGTCAATGCCAACCAACTTGCCACCAGCTGCCGTTCTGTCAGCCATGCTCGTAATAAACGGCCTGCCAGCAAATTGATCTAGCGTAACCGTGGACGGGTTTACCGCATTAGGATTCAACTGCACATCACGCACCATGGCCTGCATTCTGGCCTGCTCTTGAACCCTTGGGTCATAGCGTGGATCAAACGCGCCAAAGCCACTGCGGCCTTGCTGCGGAAGCATTCTTGATGGCTGTCCCGCCATCGCGCCTAACATCTCAGCAGGCAAACCACCTTGCTCCATGATGCCTGGCACAACTTTCTCCGCATAACGCTCACCAGCTCTGCCTGCTTGCAATGCCGCCTGCCTTGCAGCCCTTGCCGCTTGCAGTGTGGCCATAGTCACCGGTTGCGCTGCGGGAGCTACCGCCATGGCAGCTTCTAACGCCTCCGGCCTGATGCGTGTTGTCATGCCTGCACCAGTTGTTAGGGGTTCGCCATAGGACAGGCGATCCAGTGTCTGGCTAATCGCCGGCATCGATAAGAACCGCGCTGTGCCCTGCATCTGCTGCGTGCGCTGGGGTGAATAACTCTGCGCAATCAGGTCAGCCAGTGCGCCCAAATACTCGTTGCGCGGGGTTGCGCTCAAAGTGTCTTGGTACGCCAACATGTTCGCTGGGCGCTGGGCTAGGGCGTTTTTGATGGGCATGGCGGGATAATAAACGAAAAAATAAAAATAGAAAAATATTTTAAAAAATGTTCGCGGGGCTACCGTTCCAGCGGCCCTTTCGCGCCGGCCCTACCCCCTCCCCCATGGCCGGCTGGGCAGGCCGTGAGCGCTTGTCCACAGGGGTTTGTCCACAGTTGTCCACAGTTGCCTGTGGATAACTCAAACTGTAATGCCTGAGTAGTATTTTTTCTGTGGATAACTCAGGGTCAACTTAACATAATGGTCATTGTATAAAGTGGATGATGCTTTTCTTGTTGTTTGGCTTTCTTTTCGTTGCGTTTACGCAACGTGCGCGCGTGCGCGTAACCGTACAATTTTTATGCAAAAAGCGCATAACCTTTCCGATTACGCCTGCTTCGCTTCCACATCTACCACGTTACTGTTATCCATCAACACGCGCTGTTTGGCTTGTGTCAGCGCATCCATAACGCTAATCCTGTGATCGGTCACGGCAACATCAATGCGGTCACCGTAGGTTTTAGGTTTAAGTTTGGCAGCCACCCATTTGCGTGCTTCAACTTGCAGACGTTTCTGTTGAACCCAAGCACTAGCCATAGAGCCTTCTAAGCCGTCTGGAAGCTCTTTGTCTGACAACTCAATGATTTCCTCTGCCAAACGGTCTGCGCGGTCTTCTACGGCCTTTTCGTAAGCCGCCCTAAATTCTGGGTTGTTCTTGATCATTTGACGCGCCAGCGAGTAACTGGGCATTCCCTCGGCTCTGAGGGTGCTAGTCAGGCTTTTGCCTTCTGAGATGCCACGCAGGATATTTTGCCAAGCCTCATGTTCTGCCGGAAACAAAGCTGGACGGCCTGGGCCTTCTCTTTGCACTGTCATTTCTGACGCCAAGTTATCAGTCACTTGTAAACTCCTTAAAAAAAGAAGGTACTCACACCAACTGGCGTTTTCCCCGAAGGTGCGGCAATGGCAACTGCGCACACCGTCATGTTATCACCTCAATCTCAACCTTGTACACATTCGGCCCACCAGACCTTTGGTTGTACTGCCACTCAATCATGCTGCTCCCATCATCCACGCCAAGCCAGTCAGCCACACCATCCCTGACCGCCTTGAAGCCAGACTGCAAGTTGTCGCCGTCCAGCTTCCTTGGAGCCACCCTAGTCAACATTACGGTGACTGGCAATATCTCCACGCCATAAGACTGTGCAACAGCTGCCAGTGCCATTCTGGTCTTTTGGCGTTGGGTTTTAGTGAGCCTTGCTTTGGCCGCCCAATGCAACCGCATGTTGGCCACCGACACAATTTTCATGTCCATTTCTACTTCAATCATGCCAACCCCCAACGCCCTCGATTTTCCCAAAACCGAACCGAACCGAGCCGAAACAGTTTACGAACCGAAACCGAATGTGCTTATAAGCACTTTCGGTAAGTTTCGGTTCGAAAAACCGACTGTTTGAGCCGGCAGTTTCGGTAAGTTTCGGTAAGTTTCGGTTAATTCGGTTCATAGTTTCGGTTCAACCGAATTAACCGATTCGGTTACCGATTCGGTAAGTTTCGGTTCGACAATAGCATCCACATTCGGTCTGGTTCTGTAACCTCTGGAGTCCTCCAAAACCAACAACTTTTTAACTAGGCTATCAACAACTTCCCTAAATCGGTTGGATTTGATGCCATGTTCTTTGGCCGACTCGCGCCACTCATCGTAGGTTACCAAGTCCAATATGCCGTTCTTTTCATGGCTCATTTGGATGGCCACCAAGCAGTCCAATGTCTTCCTTTGGTTGCCTGCAAGGTAGGTTTTCTTTTGGATTGAGCTGGTAAGACCCGAAATGTCCACAGCCGTCAGATATGCACCCTTGACCGCCAACCCGTGCTTGTCTTGAATTGGCAAATCCACTTGCGTGATCTGAAAGTTCTTTGGCGCAGGCATTTCTGCGTCCTTCATTTTCTTGGACTCAAACGCTATGGTTTTGGTTCCCGAATCTAGCTGGCATCGGTATTCCGCATCCAACGCGCCCTTTAGGGCTGTCGATCCACGGCTACGATCCTTGTCAGCCACGCCAGAGTGATGCACCACCAGAACGCAGCAGTTCCATGGTTGGCGCAAGTAGGTGTCAAGGTGCTGAATGAACGCATTCATGTCTTGCGTGCTGTTCTCATCCCCGCCATGGTTACGCGCCAAGGTGTCAATGATGATCAGGCTGGGCACGGTTCCCGCCTGCGCTGACAGCTCTTTGATTGACTCAGCCACCACCGCAGCCTCTGTGGCGTCATACAACTGCGCCGCACGATGGCTTTTGTACAGTGGCGCACCGTCCAAGGTCTGGCCGTTGCCGATCTGCCATGCCTTGAACCGCCGTGCCAAGCCATTGTGCCCTTCGCCGGCAATGTAGAACACCGAGCCTTGCTTAACCTCATGGCCATGCCAGGCACGTCCAGTCGCCACACAGCAGGCAATGTCGATGCTGACGAAGGACTTACCGCCGCCTGGATCACCGAACACTTGCGCCAACGAGTCTGCCTCAATGTAGTCATCCACGATCCACTTGATCTGGGTCAACTGCAAGCTGTCTGCACGACTAAACTCAAACGCTAGTTTGTCGCGCATTGGCCCTGCCACGCGCTCGATCTGCTCTTTGACGGCATCTAAGCCTTGCAGGCAGTGAAGGTCATTGAAGTCAGTTGGCTTGTTGTCCACCATGTCCGAGTCAGAAAAAGAGGGGTACACAATCTCCCCAAACACAAGCGCCGCAGCTGCACGGCCTTTGGTCACGCCAGGGTTGCCTTCGGTGAACTGGTCATTGTCTGCGCCGATCACGATTTTGGAGCCTGGGAACATCTCTTTGGCGCTCTTGGCCACCTTGGCCAGATTGCCACAGTCAAATGCCACCAGCACGGTATAGCCAGTCGCTTCATGGATTGAAGCGCAAGTGGCAAAGCCCTCACCAATGAACACGATCTTGCGGTTACCGCGCAACTCATAGAATCCGCCCTCGATCTTGCCACCTTTAAGGAACCGCTTGTTGCCATCTGCATCAATGGTCTGGTAACTCAATATCTCGCCAGCCTGATTGATCACCGGCACAACCAAGCGCCCAGCCCTATCAATCTTGATCCCGTTGGCGCCAACATGCTTCCTCACAAGGTAAGGATGATCATTGCTTGCATCGGCATAGGTTCCCACCTCATCCTCTGCCCTCTCGGCAGCCACCGCCTGCGAAGCCAGCCTGTCTGCATCTTTCTTGGCCTTGACTTCAGCCACCCACTTGTCATGCTCAAAGCGCTCAGTAAACGACATTTGCCTGCCAGTATCTGCCACCCACTTGGCCTCAAACACTGGCTCTTTCCAACAGCCTGCAATGCCAACTGGCACTTTGCCACTGGTGTGCAAGATGTACCACCCATCAAGCGCACCCTTCTTACTCGACACATGCGCCACACGGTGAATCTCACCGTCAGCAATGATTTGGTCTTTGATCAAGAGGCCAGCTGCCTCACAATGCCGGCGAAACGATTCCTCTGGGTTGATCAGGTCTTGACTGTCTGTGGCTGCCGCGAAGCCGTTGGGGAAAATAGAAGTTAAATTGCTCATGCTTTTGCCTCCACCAGCTCTGGCCAAATAGACTGCCAACTGCCCTGGCACACCATCTTGCGAGTGACACGCCCTTCGGTCTTTTGTTCCACTCTGACGGCCTCCCATGCTGACATCTCACGCCGGCCAGTAAGGCACTGGTAAAGGTATTGCTCGTTTATGCCAACTTTTTCTGCCAGTTGTCGGCGCTCATCTGGGGGTATTTGTGTGTTCATAGGGCATCGACTCTAGCACATTGATAGAGTTTTTT